TCAACAAAGCACGACAATATCGCCAGCCGCCACACGCTCGGACAGAGATGTCAGCTTGCCGATCCCTTCCTGCAGAAATCGGCTGAGCTGCTCGATGCACTCGCGCTGGTCATCAGTGAGGCTGAACTCAGCCTCCATGCTTTCCATCAGGTCAAGGCAACACTGGTTGAGGAACCCCACCTCCAGTAACTCCGCCCGGAGCCTACGCCGCAACATCTCGTCCATACCAACATCCCAATCTACTCGACACATCAGCGAGGGACCGTAGCAAAAACGAGATACCGGTCACAATTATCAAAACGCTTAGGATCACGGGAGCGGATACCGCTCTTTGCTCGCCTGAACAGCCTTGACCCAGGTGGCCAGGTCCGGCTCGGAGCCGCCCTTGATCGCTTCGACCTCGACTTGGTAGGGCACGCAAGGTAGCTCCTTTAGAGCAGGCCGTCATGATCCGGTAACACTCCTCTTGAACCCGCAGACCTGAGATCGAATCAGCCTTTTTACATCAGGACCTATCTGTGCCTTAATGAGCACTCTTCTTTCACAGGTAGGTGATTTATGAAATCTAGATTAAACGTACTAGCTCTAGGTTTGATCTTCGCGGCAAGCTCAGCACTTGCCGGCAATATTGTCCCTCGCGGCCTTAACAGCGTTGGTAAACTTGCCGAGTCCCCTAATGGAGTCTACCGCCTAGAGCTTACCAATACAGGCGACCTTGCCATCTTTGATAAAAACAACAAGTTCATCTGGCGAGCTGACGAGTCCACAGGGATTGTTGGGAAGATGACAGGTGATGGCTGCCGACATGACGGATGGAGAATGCAGGTCCATGAGGGCATCAGCATCGAAGATCGCAAAGGGTGTTTTAAATACCTAAACAAGATAGATAGCAACCTGCCTGCGAATGCTGGTGATTACACCAACTATGTTTTGCAGGATGACGGCAACTTCGTCGCGTATCTTACAAACATCCGATGGAAAACAGGTGCGTATCGCGCAGCTGCCGCCGGTGCCACTCAGTCAGTTATTATTCCTCCCGGCACAGTCATGCCGCGAGGCACCGTATACGTGAATGGCAATTACAGCTTCCGCTTTCAGACAGATGGTAACTTAGTAGTTTATGATGGCTCTACTCCGATCTATAATGCGGAACTTGACGGCAAGGGCGGGGTCAAAGCGCAAATGCAGTACGACGGTAACTTCGTCGTCTACGACGTTAACGACAATGCGATTTGGCATACACACACAGATGGGAACCAAAATGCCTACATGGCCTTCCAGCCAGATGGCCATTTGCTTATTGTGAAACAGGATGTAATCTGGGCCCGTTTTGGGCACCAGTCAACATACTGGGCACCGGCCAAGCCAGGCTCTCCGTTTTTCATCCCTCTCGGCTGGTTGATCCCAGACTCCGTCAGCAACTGGCTTTAAGCCAGGCGTATGTATAAAAGAGGCTCCAGCTCGAAGCTGGAGCCTTTACATTTCAAGGAGGCGGAGACTATCAGAACAGAAGCCCCGCGTGGCCCCTGCCGCCCATGCGCCCTTCTTGACGGCAGCTACAAGGACAGGCTCGATTTCCCTTCACCAATCCGGAGCGCTAGCCTGACCGCAACGCTGCTGCGTGCAATGCATTGCAGCTAGCGCTGGATGCAGTCAAGCAGAGGTAGAAACAAAAATGTAGACCGATAGGCACCGACACGCTTAAGCTACAAAAATTTACCAGAATCCTCTTGCATTTCAAATTTCAGCACAGATCATCACAGTACAACCACTCATGTGAGACCCTCAAAAATCCAAAACCAGCCCCAGAAGCAAGCAAAACATAAAAATAACTTTTTGGAGACTCAAAATGAAAACCAAAATTGAATTTTATATAATAGATTTCAAATACAAAATCTCTACCAATGAAGCTACTTTCCATGGAGAGAATCGAATCGCCTTCCCCTCAGCCGTAATACCAGAAAATTTTTCTGAAGACGGATTCCAGAAAAGAGTCTCAGAAATCCTGAACAGCAAAGCACTCGAACTGCTGCCTCAAATTTTTATTGAGCACAACATCAAGACCAACGACAGTAGTGCAATCTCCCTTGACCTTGAAGTAGTTAAATCAACAAAAATCAGCACCTCTGTTTCAACCGCCATCTCACAACAACTATCCGAAACCCCTAAAGAATAAGGCCAAGCGACCCAACGACTTACTTATCGACATAGCTCAGCTGGCAAATTCATGATCGTAACTATCAGTTAATATGATAGTTACGATCATCGAAAACATTCGATAACAACATGATCTCGCGCACACTGAAGATCATGCCTCGGTCACCACTTTCCGTTGTGCGCCGATGTTGCTCAACTCTTGCGTGATGTCGGCTCGGCTCAGTCAAACCTCGATATCGAACTGGGGGAGCTGCGGCGCCGGGCCGGTCACCATGCCATCGCTGATGAACGCCATCTGCCCGGCCGGCACCGCCGTGCCCCGAGCCGCGATCACGACGTTGTTTCGCAGGCGGACGCGGCAGGTGCCGGCGCCCTCGTCGACATCGATCACCTCCCCCACCGTGCGCGCGCCGCCCGGTAAGAGCCCGATGAACCGACGCCAGGGGTTGACCGTCGCCATCAGGAACCTCCCGGATAGTGGCGCTCGATGCGCAGGGTCTGCCAAACGCGGCTAGCCCCTACCCCCTCGGCCGAGATATCGGTAGCCAGGCAGAGACCGCGCCACGTCGCCTGTTCGTCCCTCACCTCGACCAGCATTCCCGGCTGCACCAGGCCCGGTACCCCATCATCCTTCTGGAACAGCGGGATACGGCGCGTCTCGATCGCCTGGTTACCGCCCTTCGACAGCTCGCAGATCCCGCGCGAGCGCGCCACCTCGGTGCCGGTCATCCAGTCCTCCATGACGTCGGGCGCCGACTCCTCGCCGGCGGTACCGGCGCGCCGCACCTGTACGCTGACGCCGTAGCTGGTACCGCTGACGTAGACGAAATTCCATGCCGGCTGGGGACTCCACTCGCTGCCCCACTCGGCGACGATGGCGGCCGGGATGATCCGGTCGGGAATCGCGGTGTCCCAGTACCAGGTCGCCTCACGATACCGCGGCAGGATCGTCACCGAGTCGTCCATCAGGCCCGGCCGGACGATGCCGCCGGCGACCTCGGCCAGCTTGACGATGACCTGCATCGGCGTCTGGTCCTGGTAGCTGAAGGCGCCGGCCGGCAGCGTCCAGTCCGGCGGCCCCATGTTCTCGACGTCCCAGGACACTGAAAAGCCGGTGTACTGCAACTGGTCGTCGACAACCTGACGTGCGTTCAGCGGCGCCGTGTTCACCGCGCTGCGCTTCGGCGCATAGGGCGCGTCCAGCAGTTGGGTGCGGCTCGCGCCGCTGATGGTGTAGCGCTCGCTCGGATGCTTGCCGCTGCCGCTGTAACGCTCGACCAGAAACCGCCAGATCCAGCCGTTGATCTCCAGCTCTACCGTCTTCGGCCCGTTGGCATCCGGCGCCGCCAGGTCCAGCGAGGTGCGACCGAACAGGTCAGCCGAGAACGACCAGGCGAACGAGTCGATATCCAGGCCGATGCGAATGCTGGTCGCATCCAGCGGCGTACGACTCGGCAGCACCACCAGGGTGACCGTGTTTCCTATCATGTAGGTCTCCAGTATCTCGGGCTCGGTGGGTGGATCTATCGGTACCACCGGCCCCGGATAGTCGGGGTAGACAATGCCCGTCGGCACCGGATCGGTCGGCCGCCCCCATGCCCAGGGAATCCGCCGCAACGCATCGAAGCGGGTCGGACTGCCGTAGCTGCTGCGCGCCCCGGCGTCCACCGGCCGGATACCACGGACCGGCGCCACGTAGCGGAAATCGAAAAACACGTCGGGCGTGTTCGCCGGGGTGTAGCGGGTCGGGCCGAAATTGAAGTCGAGCAGGCCGGTCGGGATGTAGAGACTGGCACGCCTCTCCGAGAGCGCATCGCGGAAGCGGTCGAACTCGGCCGAGCGCCGCCAGCCGGGCGGACGGCCGGCGTCCTTGGGCGACGGGCGCGGGTTGTAGATCAGCGACAGGCGCCGATCACGCGGGCGCAGCGTCCGATCCCAGCCTAGCTCTCTCTCCACGTCCAGCACCCGGGTGCTGTCCCAAGCGCTGCGGGCTGCCGCGTTGCGCTGCTCGGCGTGCTCCCAGCCACTCCCCCAGCCCGCATCACGCACCGGTACACCGGACCAGCCACTGGCGCAACGCCGTGCCAGTGGTCGGCCAGAGCCCCACAGCCCGCCGCTACGCGCATCGGCAAACACCAGGCGCTGCCAGCGCAGCGGGACGGCGCGCACGGAAAGCGGCGCCGCCCTCTGCCAGGGGGCGCCGAAACTCGCATTGATCATAGAGCCTCGACAGGAAAGGGCCCGTGGCTGAGCGGGCGGTAGTAACGCGTCGCCTGCAGACGGGCCGTGCCGACCTGGCGGCTGGGGTTGTCGCCCTCAATCGGCCACCACTCCGGCTCAGCCGCCGGCAGTACCCCGGCCTCGGTCACCTCGTAGAGCCAGCCAGAGAAGATCGTCGGACGCACGCGCTGGCCCAGGCTGACGGCGAGACGCGGCTCGAACACCGCGCCCCAGTCATCCAGCCCCATCGCGTAAGTGGTCCCGCCGGCCGTCACCTCCAGGGCGATCTCGGCGCGCCCGGACTCGGCCGTCTGCCCCACGCCGGCCACCCGCCATTCGCCATCGAGCTTGCGCTCGATGACCACCACCTGGCGCGAGGCCGCACCGCCGTCGACCGTGACGACCGCCCGCACCTTCGCTGGGTCGGTCGGATCTCGACCGCCCGAGCCTTCGGTCAGGTCATAGGACAGCAGGCGCGTATCGGCATCGAGGACCGGCCAGCGAATGATCCCCAGGCGCGGGTCGCCTTCGTCGGTGACCTGGATCACGAACTGTCCGCGCAGGCCCGATGCCTCGAAGCGCTGCACCGTCTCGCCCTCGTAGACCTGGAAAGACGCCGTCATTGCAGTCGCGGTGACAACCGCCCCGCGATACAGCGTGGCGATCTTGCGCGCCGAGGTCTCCTCCCCTTCACGGGTGACCTTCACGGCGAGGGTCTGGTAGATCGCCTGCCTGGCCCCCGACCAGGCGACCTCCACAGGCGGGCGCAGCGACTTCGGCCCAATGCCGAAGCGCTGCAGCCAGGTGCCGGGCCTGACCTGTACCGGCGGCACCACCTGCAGCATCAGCCCGCTCATGCTGGCCACCACGCCGGATCGACAGACAGGAACCAGAGCCCCCAACGGTCCATATCCACGTAATAGGTCTTGCCATCCATCTGCACCGCCTCCGCCACCGAGGTTGCGGCCAGGGGCAGGCCGAGCCGATCCAGCAGGTGCCCATGCCGGTAGTGGCCCAGGATCGGGTCGAAACACACACCCTTCAGGAGGCCGACGTAGTTCGCGCCGTTCGCCACATAGGGCTGCTGCATACGCCAATAGGGCGGATTCTCTCCCTCTGGCCTGTCGTAGTACATGCTCTGGTACTGCATCTGGTCCATCAGCGCCCCCAGGGCGGCGCCGCCACCCTGGATGATCTCCCCCGAGCGCTGGTCACGCAGTGAACTGAACCCACTCCCAAAGGACCGGTTGGTACTTCGGCTGGCTGAACTCTGATACCCCTGGGCGCCACCGACGGCGATGAATCCCTGGACGCCAGAGGCGCCACTAAAGCTCTCGTACTGCCCGACATAGAGGCCGAGGCTGTAGTCCTCGCTCGTATTCTCATAGCCCCTATCCGCCAGCATGCAAAAGACAAACGTCTCGGCATCCGCGCAGATCTGCCAATAGGTGGCGTAGTTCCAGTACATGTAGCCCAGATAGAGGATATGGGCATCATTGCTGGTGGGGTTGGTATCCGCCGACCACGTACGTGATCGCGTGTTGACCCCCTTTGGAAGCGGAGTGCTGATATCCAGCATGCCCTCATGTACAAAGATCCCGACGAAGTCCCGGTAGCTGCTACCGCTACTACTTGGCAAGTGCTGGCAGAACGTGATCTGTGCACAGTTGGACGCCGGAGCCAGGGTGATGGCAGTGTCGAACTCGCTTACCACGGTCCACCCTGCCGGTGGCTTGTTGCCGTAGCCATCGACCAGCGCCGCGCGCAGGTAGCTCTTGAGCTTCTGGAACGGCGTCACCGCCGACGGGAAGAGCGCCGGTGGTGCGCCGGCGTCCCGATAGCTGTACTGTCGAGCGGTCATCAGTCCGCGTCTCCTCTGATCTGCAGGTGGAATTCATCGTCCTCGACGGTGCCCTTGCCGCTGAGTACCGTCCGCACGATCCACATCGGCCCCAGGCACGAGTCGGTGTTGAAGCGCACCGCGTTGCCGGCCGCCCAGCCACTGCCCCAGCCTTCCTTGCGGATGGTGAAGTACGGCGTGTTCGTCTCCGGGTTGATCGGCGCCGTGTCGGTGGTGGTAGTGCCGTTGGCGATGACCCCCAGCTTCTCCTCCACCACGCTGAAACTGGTCGAGGAGTTGAACACCAGCGCCCACTTCGCATCGATCGCACCGCGGTTGGCGATCAGCGGCGGATAGGCGAGGCTGTTGTAGTTGGCGGTGGTCCCGTCGCCCTTGGGCTCGTCGGTCCAGTTCGGCGAGCCGATATCCCAGGTCCGCTGGGTGAACCAGTGGTGCAGCCGCGCCTGCAGGTCGCCCCAGCTCAGCGCACTGGACGCCAGCGTTTCGCCCGCCGGCAGATCCCAGGGCAGCGGCGAGGAGATTCCCAACTCGCCGTTCACTTGGACCTCGGTGCAGAGGGTCATGTGCTCGACCCGGTCACGCACCACCAGCGGCAGGGTCAGCGGGTTGCCCTCGGCATCCTGCAGGACCAGCGGGTTGGCCCAGGTCACCCGGCCGCGTTCCAGGTCGACGCTGTAGCCTACCGAGGCCAGTTCCACCGCGTTGGCGTCCACCACCTTGATCTCGGCCTGCTGGTCGCGGCCGAGCTGCAGCACGCCGCCAGCTTGAGGACTCGGCACCGTGGTCTCGGCGGTATGGGCAACCACCATCACGTCGCCCTCGCGGAACACTGGCACCCGCCCGTCTGCCGGCAGTCGCACCGGGTCCAGGCCCAGCAGGGTTGCGTCCAGCGGCAGCGAGGTGAAGACGACCGCGTTGTAGCGCAGCAGCAGCGGTATCACCGGGATATCGCTGCCCCCAGTGGTGTCCTCCAGGTTGCTGGTGAAGCGCAGCCGGACGATGCCGGTCACGATATCGACGCTACCCTTGATCACCGCGCCATTGAGCTTGCCGTTCGCGTCCGCCGTGGTGGTCACGATCTGCGCGGTATCCAGGCGAACCGCCGTCACCTGCAGGCTCGCAGAACGCAGCGGCGCCCCCGGCGTGCGGAAGGTCATGCTGGTGACGCTGAAACCGGCGTTGGTGGTCAGGCAGGCCAGCAGCGTGACCGTCGGCGCCGCCCCCGAGTTGTAGGTGTTCAGCGTCGCGGTGCGGCCGGCGTAGTCCACCGAGCCGACGGCGATGCCGGCGTTGGTGCTGCTGTTGATGTTCTTGTACAGCACACCGGAGCGGTCGACGTAGACCTCGCCGGCCCAGGTGAACACCAGCGAGCCCGGCAGGATCGGCTCGGCCACCCCAGGCAACAGGTCCAGGGTCACCGGCGCGACGGTCTGCGAATCGGTCTGCTCGCCGTACTCGACGCCGCGGCTCTGCGCGCGCACGCTCAGCGTGCCGCCGAACCCCTCCAGCAACGTGGTATCGGTCGCCACCAGACGCAGCTTCTTCATACCGAAGTTGTCGACCGTGTCGGTGTAGTAGGTGTACTCCTTGAACACGTAGTTGCCGGCCACCTTCAGGCTGAATTCGCCGGTCTCGTAGTTGATCGTCCCGGCGCGCCCGGCCCAGCCGCCGGCGGCGTCGTCGGTCACCGAGTTGTCCACGGTGATCTCCGATTCGAAGATCGGCAGCGCCCCGGTGCCCATGTCAGCACCGAGGGTCGGTGCCGCCTGGCGACGCTTGGTGATCCACGATAGGCGCACGCTGCCCGCCTTGAGCGGCGCCCCGGGGAGAGTGCCGATGCACATGCCGGTGCTGTCGGAGGTCACCGCCAGCGGGCTGTCGGTCACGCTGCCCTGCTCGTAGGTATGCACGATCCCACTCCCGGCATCCGGGGTGGCGCTCAATTCCATGCTGACCTTGCCGTCGGCATAGTTGATCTGGCCGCTGCCACCGGTACCGCTGAGCGAGCCGTTGCCGCTATCGAGCACGGTGCGCTCTACCCCGCCGACCTTGAACGTCGCCTTGTAGGAGCCGGGCAACAACCCCTGGTGCGGCAACGTCCGGTTGATCCGCGCGCGCGCCTGCACGCTGGTGCCGGTGCGCTGGGTCAGCGCCGCATCGTTCTGCCCCACGTAGGCGTAAATCAGCGAACTCCCCACGTCCGGCAGCGCGCTCAGGGTGATCGACACCGAGCCGGTCGCGAAGTCCACCGTGCCGGTGCCTTCCCCGGCCAATTCGCCGTTGCCCTGGTCGCGGATCTCCTGCCATTTGCCCAGGGCGAGGAACGAGACCACCAGGGTGCCCGGCTGGGGCGGCGCTTCGGACAGCGACAGGGTGTAGACGAAGCCGCGGTTGCCCAGTTCGATAGGGATCTCCCCGGTCACCGCTTCGCCGGTCGCCGCCGCGGCAGGCTGGTAGGTGGCGCTCGCTGTCCCGCTCCAGCCGCTGCCGGAGGCCGCCATCTCGATTGCGCCGCTCTCGTAGTCGACGGTACCGCTGGCAATCCAGTTCGAACCGCTGATGTAGCGCAGGCCTCCCTTGCGGTCGTCGGCGAACACACCGCCGCCGGCGCTCAGCGACAGCGAACCCGGCGCGCAGCCGGTGCCGAGGAACGTCCGCGACCTGCCGCTGCCTATGTTCGCGACATTCAGGTTGACCGTCCGCGCCGGCCCGGCCGCAGCGAACAGGCGCCGCTGGTAGCCGGCCAGTTGGTCGACCAGCGCGTTTTCCCGGGTGGTACTGGGCACCAGTTGGGAATAGACCGACTTGACCCGCAGGCTCAGCGCGCCGCGGCTGACAGCCTCGGCCAGGGGGCTGATGCCGTAGTACCGCGCGGCATCGGCGACCTGGGTGCTGAGCACCTGGCTTTTCGGGCTGGTGGTGCCGCCTGGCGTCACCTGGCCGCCGGGGAAGGTCGCGCCCAGCGGCGCGCTGATCGACAGGTCCAGCCGGCGCCGGGTGAAGTTCACGAAGTTGCCGTTGCCGTAGTCGTGGGCGAACTGTTCCAGCCGCGCCTCGACGTCGGTGATGCGGACATACTGCGAGCGCGACTCGAACACCAGCTGATAGACCTCGCCGATCTCGGGCAGCCGCTGTTCTTCGCGCTGCACGCAAGCGATGGCGCGCTGGCCCTGCAACTGGTTGCCCAGCAGTTCGAACGAGGCAGACACGGCCGGCACCACGAAGGACTCGATGGCGTTGCGCGCGTCGCGGCGCTCATCGGTCTGGCTGCCGGTGTTGAACAGCAGCACCGAGACACGCGGATCGGCCGGCGCCCGCGTGACGATGGCATGAGCGCCCAGGTACGGCTCGGCGCTGTTCGAGCTGATGCCGGCGAAGGCCTTGCGCAGGTTGATCCGGCCGATGGTCCGGTCCAGGCGCGAGATATCGGGAAACAGGTTGTTGATCTCGCGATCCACCACGGCCTGCCCGGTGGCACGGCCGCCGCCGTCGTCCTCATCGGTGAGGCGCTGGGATTTCAGCAGCTTTACATCATCGACGGTGATCGTCATGGAACACTCCAGCCAGAAAAGAAAACCCCGCCGAGGCGGGGTGTGGGATCAAGGGTCGGGGGTGGGCGGTGCCGAGGGCGGCGCTACGGTGAGCAGTCGCAACGTCACCAGGTAGTCGGCGTCCGGACCGGGGTTGACCTCGCGGAACAGCGGTTCGGCTTCCAGCGGCGCCCCGTCGGCGCGGTTGAAGATCACCGAGAATTCGCGGCCGTCTGGCAGCACTAGCGGCATGACCCGCAGGCGCTGGTCGCGCAGCACCTCCAACTGCCGCACGACCCACAGCGGCGTCCATACCCCTCCCCCGGAACGCAGTGTGATCGGGCGTCCATGCAGCTTGGTGCCTTCCTGCACCAACAGCGCGCCGGTCAGGGAGCGTTCCTGCTCTTGTGCCACCGCATCCCAGGTGAACTCGTCCACCCACTCGAACTGGTCGCCCAGTTCCACCGCATCGAGCCTCATCGGCCGGTCCTCATGCTGGCCTGCTCGAGCACGCCGAGCAGGTTGGTTTCGTCCTGTTCGCTGGCCACCGCCACGTCAACGGCTCCCCGCGGCGTCTCGAAACGAACGACCCGGGGCGGAGGACTCGAAGCCGGCGGCGAGGCAGGCGGCGCCGCCGCGGCCTTGGCGGCGCTCTGCTCGTCCACCCGCTTCTGCTGCTCCTCTCGCTGCCGCTTGGCATCCGTCTCGGCCTGGATCTGCTGCAGGGTGGCCAGCGCCGTCATCAGGTTCTGCACCGCGTTCATGTCGCCGCTGCCCTGGGCCTCGGCCAGTTGCTGCTGCAACTCGGCGCGGCGGCTGTTGAACCGGCTGCGATCCACGGCTTCCTGCTCGCCGCGCAGCCCCGCCAGTTCCTCGCGCAGGCTGACCAGCGTCGACTTCGAGCCTTCCTTGAGCTGCTGGATCTTCTGATTGGCCGCCTCGATTGCGCTCTCCAGTTGCCGCATGTCCGAATCGTTCAGCAGGCTGAGGCCATTTCGAGCGCCCTTGGCCGCCGACACGAAGTCGCCCAGCTTCATGGTCCCGCGCTCGTAGTCGTCCATCAGGCTCTGCAGGCTGCGCTTCTGCTCCAGGTACGCCGCCTGGATCTCCAGGCTGGCTCGCTGGGTATCCATCGCCCAGCGCCCGAAACCGCTCATGCCCACACCCGACTCGGCCTTGATCCGGGCCAGTTGCTCGCTGACCTTGGCCAGCGAGCGCGACGTGGCGTCCAGGCTGCTGGTGTCGATGCTGAGATCGACGGTGGAGATCCCACGCATCGCGTCGAAGGCGTTCAGCGCTTCCTGGCTCAACTGCGCAACGCCCTGCCGCGCGGTGCTCAACACCCCACCGAAGAACCCTTCGAAGGCGCCCATGTCGTCCTTCGTCGACGCTACTCCCTTGCGGGTCGCCTCCATCGATTCGCCGATGGCCTTGCGCTGGTCCGAAAGCGATTTGGCCGCCTTGTCCGAGGACTCCGCGACCGCCTGCATGCCCTTGGCGCCCTCCTCGCCGGCCGCCTTCAGTTCCTTGACCTTGGCGGACAGCTTGGTCTGTTCCTGGTTGAACTCCCGCGCGCTGATCGTGCCGTCGTTGTACAGCCGGCCCAGCGCCGTCCGGATGTTCTGGATATCGACCGTGGTCTTCGCGCTGCTGATCGCGTCCTGGACCTGCTTCAAGTTCTCCAGGCCGGTACTGAGGTCAGACACCCCCAGGGCGGCGCCGCTGGCGGTCGACTTCAGTTCGGTCAGCTTCGCGTTGAGCACACCGGCGCCGTTCGCATACTCCTGCTGGCTCAGCGTGCCGGCCTGGTAGGCCTTGAGCATTTCCCCCTGCAGGGCGGTCAGTTGCTCGGTGGTCTTGGCCGCGCTGATCTGGTCCAGGGCATTCTGCAGGCTGGTCACCGCCTGCACCGACTCGGCGGCCGCACTCTTCGCGCCCGCCTTCAGGTCGGTGAAGGTGTCGGTGATCGCCTGGCTCTGCTGCTGTGCGGCGGAGGCGGTGGCCGTGATGCTGGTGTCCCAGGCATCCGCGATATCCTGCGCGTCCTGCTGGATCTGCTGGCGAAAACCCTCGCTCATGCTGCTGAGCAGGTCGTGGACGCCGGCGACGGAACTGCGGATGCGCTCCCCGCCCAGCGCCGCCGGGATCTTCTCCGCCACCTTCTCGATGCCGGCGACCATCAGCGACAGGGTGCTGGTCCAGGCGAGGGCGATAGCGCTGATGCCCGAGGTGACACCGTTGAACAACGTCCGGAACGGCGCGATGAACAGTTGCACCCGCGAGGCCATGTCGTCCAGCTGGGTGCTGAAGCTGCTAAGCCAGGCCGAGGTCTTGTCGATCAGGGTGCCGAAATCGACGTCGGCCAGGCGCTTGATGAAGCGCTCGACCCATTCCGAGCCCTGGACGAAGGCATCCGACAGCCCCTTGGCCAGCGCGTCGAGGCGCCCGTCCTGGTCCATCTGCGCGATGGTGTCACCCAGTTCCTTCAGCTTGTTCTTGACGTGGTCCAGCGCGCCGGCGTTGGCAATGCGGTTGAGAAAGTCGGCCGCAGTGTCGCCGAGGTTGCTGACCAGACCGGTCAGGGTGCTCATGGCCTTGGCCGCGGCCCCTTCGGAGCTGCGCCCCATTTCGTCGACCAGCGCCTTGATGACGTCCCGGCCAAGCTTGCCCTTGCTCGCCAGATCCTGCAGCTGCGCGGCATTCTTGCCGGTGACCTTGGCCAGCATGTCCCACACCGGCACGCCACGCTCGACCAGTTGCAGGATCTCCTCGGTCTGCAGCTTCTGCTTCGCCCAGGCCTGGCCGACTGCCGTCGTGATGCCCTCCAGGCGCTCCATGCCACCGCCCAGCTTCTCCGACTGGTCCTCGATCGCTTTCAGCGACCCATCCATCGGGTCCAGGCCGTAGGCCTTCAGCAGCGCGAAGGCGTCGGTGACGTCGCCCAACTGAAGCGGCGTATCCTTGGCAAAGGTCTTGATCCAGGCGGTTGCCCGCTCACCCTCGGCAACCGAGCCCATCAGCGAAGTAAGCCGGTTCTGCAGGTTCTCGAACTGGTCGCCGGTGGTCAGCATCGAGACGATGCCATCACGCACCAGGCCGATTCCTCTGCGCACCAGGTTCAGTGCCGCCTGGATGCCAACGAAGGCCGCGGCGTAAGCGGCTGCCTGGCGAACGCCGGACGACATGGCCTCACGCAGCGCCGTCACGCGCGAGGTGTGGCCAGCAGCCTCCCGCGCCGCTCGCATCTGCGCACGTTCCAGCTCGCGGATCTCGCGGCTGTTCTGCGCGATGCTCTCGCGGGTGTTGTCGACCACCGACGCCAGCCGCCGCTCCTCGTTGGCAAGCTGCCCGGTATCCACGCCCGCCGCCCGCACCGCACGTTGCTGCTCAGCGTGCCGAGCGGTCAGTTGGTCAAGGGTCCGACGCAGACCCGCTGCGTCCCGCTCCGCGATCTGCAGGGACACGGCCAGGCCCCGGCTCCCGGGGTTGCGGTCCAACGCCTCGCGCAGGTCCGCAATGGTACGGTCCACCCGCTGCACCGACGTCTGGGTCTGCGCAATGGCGCGCTCGGTAGTTCCGAGCGCGGTCACCAGGCCGCGGGCCCCCTTCGCATCGTCCAACTGCCGGTTCAGGTTCGCCGCCGTGGTGCGCAGCCCTTCCAGCGCCTCGGTCGACTGCTGGGCGGCGGGCGACAGTTCGTCCCGGCCGCGAAGAACGAACTGGATCAGGCGCTGCATTGGGTTCGCCATGGCAATCCTCTGGCAAAAAAAGCCCGCCAAACGGCGGGCTGTGGTCATGGGGCCATCCCTGGCACGGCGATCAGGCCGCCTGCGCGAGATCCATCTGGCAGAACTTGGAAATGTCGGTCGCGGTCACGCGCGAATCTGCGAGCAGTTCCGCCGGGCCGGTGAGCTTGGCGTATTCCTGGCCCAACACCGCCAGCTCCTGCAGGAGGCCGAACTTGACGCGGCGAGGGCGCAGCGCGAACGGCTCGCCCGACTGCGCGTCGTTCAGGCCAGCGATGAACAGCTCCAGTTCCTTCTGCGAGCCGTTGAGCATATGCACCGCCCGGCTCGGGCGCGGTGTGTAGCTGACCTTGATGCCGGTTGCATCGATCTTGCCGCCGCTCAGCACCTGGATGCCGTGGGGTACCAGCAGGTAGTCCGTGCCCGGGGCCACCTCGACGTCCCCTGCGGTCTTGACCGTCACGGGCTTGGTCAGGTCCGGCAGGTACTTGAACGGGATCAACTCCAGCGCAACCCCCTGAGAGGTATGCGCCTCGTCGGTGATTGCGGCGGTGGGCGCCACCTGGATGGTGGAGCGCGTCACCAGGGCGACATTCTCGGCAGTCAGGTCGAACATACCGATGGAGGACGTCACGTCGGTGACGCGCTCGCGGACGTTACTGTTGCCGCCGCCGCCCATGTAGTTGGGCAGCGTCTTGCGGTCGGTGGCGAAGCTGATGTTGAAGGTGTCGCAGTTGCCGAGCGGCAGGAACGGTTCCTGCGACCCGTACAGGCGGGCATGGATGATGCCCTCGCCGATGAACGAGCGGTCGATGGTCTGGAGCATGGGGCTCTCCTGATGGGTTCGGGTGGGTTACTTGTGGTCGCCACCGGCCGGTTCGGCGGAGGCTGCCGGAATCGGCGGCGCCTTGGCCTTGGCCTCGGTGGCGTAGCCCTTGCCCAGGGCATGGGCAGCTACGGCGGCGGTAACGCTGATGGCGCCCTTCGACGCCGGGTAGTGGGTCGCGTCGAGCCCCTCGCGGTAGTTGAACGGCCTGGTAACGATGATCTCGGGCATGGAGCCCTCCGGAAATGAAGAGGCCGCCCGGAGGCGGCCTGGTGGATGGGTTACAACTGCTGCGAGTAGCTGACCTGCAGAGGGATGGCTCGATAGGCCCAGCGCCGGCCGGGCTCGGGCAGGCGCACAGCGGATGCCGGAAAATCGACACGCACCAGGCCGGGCACCGTCAGCCCGGCCTTGTGGCCCTTGAGCACCCGCTTGATCGCCAGGCGCGCCTCGCGCAACGCCTGGGCGGCGTCCCTGCCGCGCGCCATCGGGACGATGTTCACGGTCCACTCCTCCACGACACTGCCCGGCGACCGGTCTCGTTCCACGGTGTCTCCTTCCTGCAGGATGATCAGCCGTTCGGGCTCGTCGCTGTCCTCGGCGTCGAGCACCCCGGCCACCCAGTCCTCGCGGACGGCGTCGCCGAACGCCGGCACCGCGGCCAGCAGGTCCAGCAGTTGGCCGATGACTGCGGTCTGTACATCGATCACGTCGCTCATTCGGGCACCACGTAGAAAGTGATCCAGTCGCCGTCGTCGGCATGGATGCCGTCGATGCGCCAGACCTGGCCATCGGAATCGAGGAACGCCCCCTTGCGATCAAGCGGCTGTAAGAACGCCTTGCGGCACGCAATGGTCCGGTACCGATCCAAGGCGCCGGCTTCCATGCGTTCCACGCCTTCCTCGACGATCACCGCAGCATTGCCGACCTGCCGGCCAGAACGGTCCAGGTAGCCAAACTCACCATCGCCGAGGACGTCGGCGATGATCTCGTCCATGTCGGCGACCAATTGGACAAAGCCAGCCACTACTTCACCAGCTTGATGACTGCGCGAGGACGGGTGCAAATATGCAGAGGGTTCGACTGCGCTTCGCCAGCCACGCCCTTGTTGAACGGCATGACCTCCTGCTTGGCGTAATACGGCAGGCCCAGGGTGTTGACGGTCTCCATGTAGTTGGCCGGCGCGAAGATGCTCAGGAACAGCTCCGGCACTCCGATAGGCACAAGCCGTGCCTCATCATCTGGGATGAAGGAGCGACCGCCCACCTTGCCGCGGTAGCGCTCCCAGATCACGCCGCCAAACTCGAACTCCTCGCGTGCATCACCGCGCAGTTGGGAGGCCTGCATGGTGTTGAGGTAGGTCTCCTCCACCGACTTGTGGGTGATCAGCGCATTCCAGAAGTTCTTCCCACAAAGCGCGCGCGAGCCGCTGCTGGGGATGTTGCCCAGGGCATCCTCCTGCGCGTCCAGTGCTTCGCCGGCCTTCAGGCGTACCTTGGTGGTCGCGCTACCTAGCTCCATCTGAACGACCTGAGCACTGATACCGAAGCGGTCGTAGAGGTCGAGCAATACAGTGCTGCCGTCGGCATCGAGGATGGTACCGAGCACCGCGCCCATCCGTTGGTGCTCGTGAGTGGCGTCGAGCTGACGACGCATCTTGCCCAGACGCTTGTTCACCACGTCCTGCACGGCCTGCAGCTCGGTTTGCTCGCCGAAGGCACGGATGCCTTGGATCTCGTCGGCGAGGATGGTGAAGGTCTGCGGCAGGTGCACGTTGTTGAACGGAATCAGCACGCGCTTGCTGCCGGTGACCACCAGGCCCGGCGCGCCACGATCGGCGGCCGGCACCAGGTGCAAGGTATCGCCGTCCTTCTCGATCTGCTGGGTGATGGTGGTGCTACCCTCTTCCTCGAAGAGACCCAGAGCCGCCAGACGGCCAGGCACCTCGGGGGCTTCGTTGATCGCAGCGGTGAGGGACGAGACGCTGAACGCCTCGTCTTCGAAGACGTTGATGTCAGCCATTGTTTGCTCCATAGAAAATGAAAAGCCCCGCGGGTGCGGGGCTTCGGGAGGACTCAAAGGGGCCGGTCAGTACGGCGTACCGGTGCGGACAATGAGGTTGCGGGCCTTGAGGTCGCCACGGGCAGCGTCGTTCAAACCAGTCAGCGCCACATCGATCACCTCGGCCAGACGAGCAATCACGGTCACCGCCTGAGGATCGGGCGAGGCCGGCTTGGGCGCATACAGGATCGCCACCGCCACCTCGGTGCCATCTGTGGCCGCATCGTCGTAGGGCGCGTATTGGCCCGACGCCGTGACGATACCCAGCACCTGGCCGGCTGGCAGGGCCTTCGCGGTAGCGGCCAGGGTCACCTGTTCGCGGGAAATGGAACCGGCCCCCTCCGAGAGGAGGAACTCACCGGCGTGAAAGCCTTCGGTTTTGGTCATCATGCTTCTCCTTTCGAAGCCTTGGGTTTAGCGGTTTGGGCAGCCCGACGCGCGGCGTACACCTTCGACGGCGTCGCAGCCCTGGCCTTGCTGGGGGGCGTCGGATCATCCTCGAGCGGCGGGGTGTTGATGATTTCGCCGAAGCCGTTGCCAGCCAGCTTGTCGAACAGCCTGGCGCGTACGGCGTCTGGTTCGAGGCCAGCTTTCACATAGTCGGCGGCAAGTTCCGGCAGGCGCGCACTGACGCACAGATCGCGGACCGCCTTGGCCCGGTTGACCGCTGCATCCACACTCGCCTCGTCTTTCAGGTCTCCAGACACGGTCAGGGCCTCCACGAGGTTACTGATACCGGCCTCCGAGCAGCTACGGATAATCCGTGCTGCCAGGGCGGCGGCAGTGGGCTGGGTTACAGGGGGTTCGGGATCATGTTCAGGAACAGGGCCCTCTGTCGGTGCAGGTGTATCGCTCAGCGGCGGCTTATCGAGTTGAGCAAGCAGCGTCTGGGGAGTATTGCGGTACTTACGCAACACACCGCCATCTCCCACCACCGCCTTCACAGCGACCCCGTCCAGCACTTCGTCGCACAGTCCGAGCGTCTTGGCCTCACTGGCCGTCAACCAAGTCTCGTCCTTGATCATCTGCCGGAGCTCACCATCGTCGATCTCGGGCGCCTTGCGCTTGTAGGAGGCGACGATGGCTTCCAGCGTCTGGTCCAGTACCTCGGCCACCTTGCGCAGATCGTCGGCATCGCCGCCGGCCCAGGTCCAGGGGTTGTGGATCATCAGCATGGAATTGGAAGCCATCTCCAACCGATGCGCGCCGCAGGCCGCCACGCTTGCCGCACTCGCCGCCAGTGCATCGATGCGGGCGGTACAGCGCTCGCCCAGGCGGTTGAGCACGTTGTGGATCGCCAGTCCGTCGAATAGGTCGCCACCAATGGAGTTGAAAGCCACCAGCACTGGCGAAGAACCATCGTCGACGGCCTTCAGGTCCTGGATAAACTGGTTGGCCGTGATCCCCCAAGTACCAATCTCACCGTAGATGTAGACCTCGATGGCCTGGTCCGGCTCACCCTCGGCTGCAGCCTTGATGCGGTACCAGGTCTCGTCCTGGGGCGCCGGTACATCCGGGACCTTGTTGAAAATGTGCAGGCCGAGTGCAAGCGCCTGCGCACGAAGCGCTGATTGTTCGGTCATGGTGTTTCCTCATCGGCGGGATCCGGCGACCCCGGAGCCGTTGTGTAGTTGAGACCAAGCTCGTGGGCACGTGTCTGGTCTGCCGCGTTTTCTTCGTCGATGGTTTCTGCGTCGTAGCCCTTGCGCAGCACTACCTCGCTACGCGAGACCAACCCCGCCTGGATCTCCAGTACCTTGCCCTGTACGTCCTGCACTGGGTGGATGTACTCCCACCCCTGAGGCACCCAGCGAGTTCGCAAATACTCGCGCCGTCGGCGTGCGTAGTCGGGTAGATCCAAGGCACCGGATAAGTACGCCATGTCCATCCACGCCGCCCTCACCGGTCGGCAAAGCTGGTGGATGTAGACGCTGAACTGAAGCTGTTCCAGGCGCCGGCGAAACTCGTTGAGCACTACCCTGATCACCCGGTCATTTACGTTCCTCAGATCGCCGGTGAACAGCTCGTAGGGCACTCCAGTTCCCATCGCCGCAGCCTGGAGTTGCTGCCGCATGAAGTCCGGATAGTTGTTACCAGCCTCCGGCGGCTTGGAGAACTCCACTTGCTCGCCTGGCAGCAACTCCTGCATGGTGCCCGGCTCCAATCCCACCATCGGCGTGAAGCCGTCACCGTCCATACGCACCGGTCCACCGTTGATGGGATCGATGGGAGGCAAGTCGCCTGGGCTCGGCCGAGTAATGAATCCGGCGAACAGATTGGCTACCTCCTGGCGGAACAGCACCGCATCGTCGAAGTTGTCCAACGAGCGCAGCCGCAGTAGAACCCGAGACAGTCGGGGAACCCCCCGCAACTGTCCTGCCTCCAACGGCTCGAAGACGTGTAGTACCTCGCTGGCCGGCACCCGCACCAGTTGGTTGTAGCCCGCCGCCATCACTGCGCTGTCGCCGGGGTGACGCCGATACATCCAGTACGCCACCCGCTTGCCCAGGGCGTTGAACTCAATGCCGGCCCGGATCAAATTACCGTTGCGTGCCACCTCGTTCTTCTCGACCGGAACGAACTCGGCAGGCAGCAATTGCAACTGCAACGGCACGGCTAGGTCGTCCTCCGGCCGCCTCGGGCGCAGACGAATAAAGCACTCGCCGCTCTCCTCGACCATTCGCGCCGCCAGTGCCTGCTGTCCATAGAAGTCGGTCCGCTCGTCGGCATCCGACTCGTCGGTCCAGTCCAGCCAGAGCTCCAGCAACAACCGCCGCAGCGTCTTGTCCTGAATCGTCGGCATTGGCACGATGCCGGAACCAATGAGGTTGCTCACCCGTGTGTCGATCGCACCACCCGCGTAGGGGTCGTTTCGCGTCGCAGCTCGGGAGCGCTTGCGTAGCAGTGGCAGTGCAGGGAGCGACAAGGTATTGATCGAGCCCGGCGGCGCATCCCAGTTCTGCGCGCGGCGGCCTGTTCCGGCACCGTCATAGCTGTTCTTAATCCGGTCCGGAAGCATGAAGCCCGCCCGGGTCAGTTGGGGATACCTGGCCATCACACCCCCTTCCCGGCAGGGTACAACCGGCATACTCGGGAGCGTCGACCACTGAGCGCCGCCTCCAGCCCCACATCTGCCACGTACTGGCTTTCCAGCATCCGCAGACTCGCCAACTGCGCGCGCTCGAGCTTGCGACCATCCTTGGTGATGGCCTGCCCCTTGGTGAGAATGTCATGGATGGCCGCGCGCACATCCGCCAACCGTTGCTGCGCTTCGGTCATATCCGCCTCACATGGTTATCGACGTTGTTTCAGATAGCCGCTGCCGGTGCTGCGGCGTTTGCTTGTCACCGCAGGCGGTGGAGCCGTAACGGCTGTGGATGGAACCTCAAGCACCAGGCCGAAGCGCTGCTGCGCCACACGCAACATCGCTAGGGCGCCGACCACACAGTCCAGCGCCTCGTTGCGCCTTCCCTTGTCATCCCAGCGGTACACCCGCTTGCCCTTCTCGATCTTCATCACTTTGGTTTCCGCGGTGAGCTGCTTGAGCTCGCTCTCATCGCAGATGTCGTCGTTGGCCGGCAGGTGCAATACCCCAGGCACGATGGCGCCGGGTTGGGGCTGCAGCTTCAAGCGGCTGTAGATCAGTTCCTTGGCGTTGTCCGTGCCGATCATGGTCAGGTAGACGCCATCCTTGTTCTTCTTGCGCGGGAAGTCGGCAATCGGCTTGTCGTAAACACTGTGCCCCTTGGTCGGTATCACCCAGAGAAGACCATGCTTCTTGCTTTCGGCGTACACATCATCACGATGGTGGCCGCCCGAATCCCATCCCCACAGGGCCACCCGCATGCTCACACCATCTTCACGCTGGTACTGCTGGTGAAGCCTGAGCCCAACCTTGCGCTTCAACTCCTGACTCGCAGGGTCGCCGTACAGGATCCAACGATCCACCAGCCAACCTTCCTCGCCCGCAGCCCACGCCCAGATACGCGCCTCGTAGCGATCGTCCTGAGTGTCGATGAACCCCGTCAGGGCCACCACTCTAGAGGGGAGATGATTCCAGACCTCACGACGACCATAGAGAAGTTCCCACTCGATCTTGTCCCCCTGATCCTCCACCCAGGTCTCCCCGAGGGTGGTGTTGGTCCAGGTCTTCAGACCGTTGACATCCTTCTTCGCCTGCAGGAAGTCCAGCACGATGCGCCCCCACGATACGAACGGGCTGTACGCCGTCCAAACATGGAAGCTCAGCGAGTCAGGAACAGGGATCGTCTCTCCGTCCGCGTCGAAGAAATCCTGCGAGTCTCGCGTCCAGATGCCTGTCCGCTCGCATATCCAGCGGCCTTTCGACTGCTGGGCCTGCATTTCATGCTGCTGCACAACGCAACCATTGGCTTCGCACACGTACCAAGCAGCCGATGGATTATCCCCATCCCACTTGATGCCAAAGGCGCAATCCTTGCCGCCCCACTTCAGCGCCTGCTCGGCGCCACAATGCGGGCAAGGCACATGCAGACGCATTAGATGCGGAGAAGCATTGGCCGCCGCCTCCATCTGGCAGCCGCCCTCATCCACGGGGCCGTGAATTTTCGGCGTGCTACCACGAATCGACTTCGGAAACGTCGAACCCTCGATCCGCTTATCACCCAGAAACAGCGGCGAACCTTCCTTCTCCACGTCCGAATCGAACGCCGCCAGTTCGTCGTAGATGACTGTATCGGCGGACAACTCGCGATAGTTCTTCGCTGCCTTGCCGCCCCGGCACCAGAGCTGCTTACCATGGCTGAAGCGCTTCAGGTTCAACGTGCTGTCACGGTGGTTCGCCTTGCCATACCACGGCGCCAAATCTCGCAATGGCGGTACGTCCCGCACCATGGTCTCGATCTGGGACTTCATGAACTCGGCGGCACTCGCATCGCTGGGCACCAGGAACAGGATGTTCCGCCGCTTGTGCTCGATCTGGTAGGCCGCCGCCACCAGCAGCATCTTGCTGTATCCGACCCGTGCCGACTTGAGCACGTTGACCGTACGGATCTCGTCGTTACCCATCGCGTTCAGGATCGCTACCTGGAACGGTAACGTCTCCCAGCGTCCCTCCTGATAGGACGATTCGCTAGACAGGTAGAAGTGCTCGTTGGCCCACTCCACCGGCGTCTTCGGCGGCTCCTTGTAGAGCGCCATGAGTCCCCGCCGCACCGCCTTTTGCAGGCTATCCATCCAAGGTGCTGAGGTATTCATCCAGTAACTCCGGCAGTTGTTCGCCCAACTCGGCGGCGGTGTTTCGCGCCAAGGCGACCTCTCGTTGCAATGATTCGATGTGACGCGCCTCCAGGTCGGGATGGCGGCGGCGAATCTTCAGCGGCACGGTGTCAAGGATCGAGCCGATCTGCGCAGCCAGCTTACTCAGCGCGAAAATGGCGAAATCAGCCGGCGCCAACTGCTTGTCATTGACCTGGTTCTTCTGCTCTTGCGCATACGCCTGCGCCGCCGTCAGCCGCAAACGCTCCTGTACCAGCTTCTGTTCGGCCAGCGGATCAATACCCTCGGCATCCATCCCCGCTGGTTGTTGTTTCCGAGCCTGGTGCTCGAGTCGGTTCCGTAGCACCGCCTCTGCGGTGTAGAACACCTCGCGGCCAACCTTGGAGACAGGGGCAACCCCCCATCGGTCAAAGGCTTGAGGTGAAATACCGAGGCTCGCGGCCATTTCCGACTTGTTCAGCCAGCCGCGCTTTTTCTGGAGGTCTTCTGTGCTCATGACGAAACAACAACCAACCTCTGGAAAAATTCTGCATGTAGAGCGGGAACGAGGTTCGAATTACCCTCTCGAAGGGCCACGTTTCAGGGGCCCCCGGTGCTTTACGAGTAGCACGTCACTGCCCCGCTTTTCGCGACACCCACCTGCAGGTGGCCACCGCCGGCCCGGGTTGAACTAACCCTGCTCCGCCCGGCCAGGCCACCCGCTAACGGTTCAGCGCAACGCTTTCGCCAGGGCCCGCTCGATGTTCGCCTCTAGGCGCGCGTCGTCCTCGGCAACACGCCGAACGACTTCGTGAAATTGGAAGCGCACGCGGTACTGAGGCTGGCGGACGAAGGCGAGGACCATGGTCAATGTCCGTCCACGGCGCTCGGCGATGCCAATGGGTCGGCGGCCACGGCGCATCACGAAGTACGCCAGTTGGTGTCCTTTCGCCAGGGAGCGCGCCGACTGGGTGGCGTTTCCTTTGAACCCCGCTCGGTATTCCAGGGCGCCCAGGCCAGAGAGGATCTGGATCATCTGGCCTCGGCTCATGTTGCCGTACTGGTCCAGCCGGGCGCCCTCCGCTGGAACCACGAACATGCCCGCCGGCAGGATGCCCCGGGCCCGGAGGTTCCGCTCCGACGCCTTGTCCACCCTCGGCCCTCCGAAGACCTGGGGAGCTACCCAGCCCTCCGGCGACTGCCCCTTCGAGGCATGGTCCTTTTCGTCCTTCACCCACAAGGCCGCCTCAAGCCGGCGTGAGGTGGCATGCAGGATGCGGATGGCGTTACGGGTGAACGGTGTCGGCCGGTCGAAGACCTGGTCGATCTCCCCGACCAGGGCCTGATTCGCCTGGTTCGCGGTGTGGTTCAAGGCGTCGGCCAACACTTTGTTCGGCAGGTCGCCACAGAGGACCCGTAGAGACGCCACCGCATCATCGAGATCTCGGGCGGAGATACTGCCTCTCATCGCTCATCCACTCGCTGACGCTCGATGCAGTCCAGGACTTGGACCGCGCACGCTGTCAACGCAGCCTCAACAGCATCGATCGCCGCGGTTGCATCTTCACCGTTCGCTAGCGGCGGACGGCCGGGGAGCCGACACGGCGTCAGCGGGCACTTGGCCTGCTGCGCGGTAGGCGCTGGGGTCAGTGGTTTCGGGGCGGGCGTACATCCGGCCAAGGCCAGCAGGGATGCCAGCACGCAGCCAGTCGCGAACAGCCTGGTCATTCTCTTTCAACTCCCGTAACGCCGCAGCGTGGCGCGCGCCCTGGACCTCCAGAGCTTGGCCGAGTTGGCGGGTTTGCCGTTCGATCTCAGCGACGCGACCGAGTTGGCGTTGCTGTTCAGCGAGAACGCCGGCCTGCAGGTCGATCATCTGCTGATTACGGTCACGCTCGGTCTCAGCAGCTTCGGCGCGGCGTTGCTCAGCTTTGCGATCCTGTGCCAGGTGATCCATACGCCAGAACACTAGCGCGGCTACCAGAGCGACCACCAACCATGGCCGCCAGGTCACTGGTCGATCCTCCGACCAACCTTGAACATGAACGTCGGCTCTTGGTCGAGCATGGAATTCACGATGCCCTCGATGACCGAGAGTAGGGAAACGACCATCTCAAGCGGCGCCCACTTTGCGAACGCTAGCGGGCAATCGCTATCGACATCCCCTAGCCACATCGGAATGCCGTAATAGCTCCCGTGGTGCGAGGCGCCGATGCGTCGCGCCTCAGCTTTCGTCGTGAACCCGAGCATCATTCCCCCTTGAGCGCAGCACGCGCCCACTCGAGGCGAGCCGCACGGTCATCTGCGCCGTTGTAGCCACTGTTGATCTTGAGGGTGATCCGCTCGAAGCGACCCTGGTCGGCCAGTTCGTTTAAACCCCTCGACTTCCACCACCATGCCGACGCGATGGCAGCCCAGGTCCGTTGCTCAAGCAACTCCGGTTGCGCCACTAGTGGCAGCGCCAGGGCGCGGGCGACTTCGGCGTAGTTATCGTGGCCGGTGACCATGATCAGACCACGACCACGGTATCGATACCCATCGCCCGTATCCGGCGACCCATTGCCCATCCTGTTGGCATAGACGCGGTTCGCGATGCGCTCGGGCTGGCGGGCGTACTGCTTCGCCTCGGCCGGCGTGAACCGCTTCGGCCAGGTCTTGAGCAAGCCCTCGGCTGAGTAGTTCAGGTTCTCGACCAGGCGCTTGAGGCTCTGGCTTTCGTGCCCGACCTGAGCCAGGAACATCGCCACGCGCTCGGGCGTGTTGATCTCGAACCGGGCCATGGCGCCGTTGATGTGTTCGACCCAAGTCAAGGCAGTAGCAGCACCGCAGCCGGTGGCGCGGTCGAGTTGATCGGCGGTGATCTTCATTCGCCAGACCCTCGACGAGGCAGCTTGATCCCTGCGTAGCGGTCGGCAAGGTCACGGATCTTCTCGACGCCCAGGAAGCCGATCCAGCCACCGATGAAGGTGGCCATGCTCTGCGGCACGCCAAAGAACTCGAAGCCGCTGATGATCGTCAGCGCTAGCCCACCACACAGCGCGCCCTCCAAGAGGGCCTGCCGGCGAGTGCCGCCGCCGTAGATAATCCTGGCCATAGCCATGGCCCACGACAGCAGGGAAGCGTAGATGATCGGCGCATGCTGGCTCAGCCAGGCGAGCAGAGCCGCCCAAGTGTCGGGTTTGTCAGGCATCTTCATCGTCTCAGTTCCCCTCGCCGGGGCGGAAATGAAAAAGCCCAGCTCGAAGGCTGGGCTCTGAAATAGGTGCGGGTGGATAGGGGCCACTACCCCGTGCGCATCCTGCGCTCCACCTGCATTGATCGGTTATCGTCCTCGGACAGACTCCAGCATCGATCTCATCTCTTCGATGATCTCTAAGTGCACTGCGTCTGCTACTGCCTCAGCCTCTTCCTCGGAGAACAAGAAATCGCTCCGTAGCGTCAGGCCATGCATGACCACGAAACAGGCCTCATGGCCGGCATCGCGTATGGACCAGGGCAGCGCATCACCCTCAAGCTTCACGACCTTGATGTCTGGACTTCTCATTGAACCACCTCTCGGCTTCAAGATGGTCATTATCGCAAAGGGTGAAGGCCTTGTGGGTCGGTAACCCGTCACTTTGCTTACAGCCCGATGTGGCAGGTGAGACTGCCGTCTACCGAGTTTCTGGCCATCGAATGAAAAACCCCGGCACTAGACCGGGGCTACCACCTGATCTACAGCAAAGGCACATGCGGAGGCATTGGCATGCAACTTTCGATCAGCGGCTCACTGATTTTGTCACTGAATCCACAGATATGCAAAACCCGGCGCAAGAGCCGGGTTTCGGTGCTGATCTAGCTTAGCGCGCACGGATCAACAGATGTGGGTAAATTACGCCCATTTGCTCACAAACGTCAAGGCTCATCTTGCGGGCCGCCAGCACGCCGATGATGAAAGTAGAGGTATAGGAGCCCTATCGGCGCAATGAAAATAGCAAAAGACCAGCATATCGCCATCGTCATCAACTTGGCGAATAGCAGAAAGATCGCCGGCACATAAAATATATTCTCGCCGAGCAGGAAACCTATGACACTTTCATAGACGAAGCGAGAGTATGGGTATAGCCATGTACAAACCAGAGAAAGCACCAGAAGATCAACCTTCATTCCTTTCTGGCTAGATATACTTAAAAAAACTATCAACGCTAGAAATAGCGAGCCAAAGAATAACTGCCTGAAGTAGTATTTCGCCGAAAGTCCTCCAAAGGTCATCCGAAAGAAATTTTGCATGTTGCGGTCCTTACTCTGATCGTCCTAATGCCTGGGTCTACAGGCTAGCGTTTCTTCAAGAGGTCAGGAGCAGAAAACACACTCCGCTCCTAGCCATCTAACTACGCTACTTCAAGCAGCTTTTCGCGATCAAGTATCTCGGTCACATGCACCAGAGCCTCCTCCTCAAGCAGATCGAGTTGCTTGCGGATCTCACGGCGCCACCTGTTGCGGGTCGAGTCAGGACGAGCCTCGGTATCCCACTGGTTCATGTCGTAATACTCATCGGACAGGATCAGTACATCGGTAGAGCGCTTCCCCTCCTTCCCCTTCATCTTCGGAATTGCCCAGGCGGAGACGGCCCTGGTCAAGAACAGGTGCGGCGCCGGGGTCTGGATGCGCGGAACCAAGCGCCCTATCGCCTGAACTCGACGGCCGTTATTCGTCGAATAGCGAGCATGCAGCACGTCCCACTCGCCCGGCGAAAGCTCCCGGTGCAGTAGGGCGTGCAGGATGCAATCGAACTCGAACTGGTCCTGGGCAGAAAGCAGAGCCCGAAAGCCGCCGTCGACCTTTCGGTCGATAAGCCTCTGCCAACTCTGCTTCGCCGTGTTGTCGATGGCATCGGCCGCCAGGACGCGAACGATCGCCGGCATCACGTCGCGGTAGATCCCAGTCATGCAGCCCCCTTCGGCGTGCCGTTCAGGCCAAACAGATCGCGCAGCAGCGTTTCCACCGCCGCGCCCTTCGCATTGCCGTCCAGCAACCAGAGCCGGCCATAGTCGTGAAAACCCAGGGTGCCGCGGTCGCCGTGCCAGTTGGCGATCATGACCACCAGGGCGGCCAGGGCGGAGGCGCCTCCGATCTTCGCTTGGGCCAGTTCTCGACCCGCCAGCTTGAGGAACTCGCGCTCCACACGTGTCATCGCCTTGCGAGGCGCCATCGCTTGTACATTGCTCATTGGTTCCTCCATCTTTAGAGAACCTGAAAAGTGCTTTCAGCCGCCGTATCGCGGCTATTCCCGGTGTTTTGTTGCGCAGCGCATCCCGGCTCTGTCTCTCCGTGAATCGCAGCGAAGCCGTGCCGATCAAGGTGCGCATGCCAGCGTTCCAGGGCCTCGCGCTTGCGCTCCCGCGCCTGGGTCTGGATGTACGCCGCTAGCACCCCGCGCAGGACGTGGTTCAGCAGCATTTCCCCGATCAGGTGGTCGATGCCGATCTCCGTCCAACAGGTACGCGCCAGCTTGCGCAGGTCGTGGCTGGTCCAGTCGCCGGCACTCAGGTCACTGAAGATCAGCGTCGCCTGGTTCGCGGAGATCGACTGGCCGCGCGCGCCGGGGAACAGGAACACCGAGTCGACGCCGCGCGCCTGCTGATGCGCTCGATGGGCACGCAACAACGACAGCACCTGATCGGTGAGCGGCAACTGGTGCTCGGTCCGCGTCTTGGTCACGTCGGCGGGGATGGTCCAGACCGCATCCACCAGGGCGAAGTCACGCCAGCGGGCCGTCCGAGTCTCCCCAAGGCGGGTGCCGTGGCAGAGCATCAGCAACGCCAGCAGCGTGACTTCCGGCTGCTCCCGGTAGCTCGCCTGCAGGTTGGCCAGCAGCAGCGACAGCCCCTCCGGCCGCAGGCGCGCCGAGCGCGGCAGGATCTTGCTGCGCACAAAGTCGGTGAACCTCATCGAGCCCATCGGGTTGTCGGTGATCAGGTCCAGCCGGTGGGCCTGGCGCAGTGCAGCCATCAGCACGCCATAGGCCTGTCGCACGTAGCCAACGCTGAATTCCTCCTGCAGCGGCCAGAACAGCAACCGGTCGAGCGTCGCCTTATCGGCGTTCGCCACCCGCACCCCGCGCAGCCGCGGCACCAGGTGGCGCCGGATCATCGACTTGACCGACGCTTTGCGCTTGGCCGACAGTGCGCGATTGCGCAACTGTCGTTCCAACTGCCACTCCAGCACCTGGTCCAGGGTTTCCAAGCCGCCGGCCACGCTCGACGCTGCCGGATCGGCCGTCAGACGGGCGATCACCTCGGGTAGCACAGCGGTCAGGGCCGAGAACGTCAGCGCCGGGTAGCTACCGACCTTGCGCCAAGTGCCGCCGATCACCACGAACCACGATCCCATCGCACGATCACGGTGGAAGCGGAACCGCAGCGCAGGGTGCCGAGGATCGCGCAGCGTCACCACCTGCCCGGCAGCCTGGCGGCGGATCTCCGCGTCCGAGAGGCGGACCTGTAGGGTATGCTGGGTCATGCCGCGCTCTCCTTGCCGTAGCGGCGGCCCTTGAACGGGCGGCCCATCTCCACCTCTTCCTCGCTGACCTCGCGGTAGCCGGTCAGGGTGCCGAACCTGCCGAACTGCCCCTCCTGCTGCAGGTGGCACTTGCCTGGCGGCGCGTGCCGGCACTTGGTCATCAGAATCTCGGTGATGCCGTTCTGGCCGGCCTCGCTGTCCATGTCCCGGTGGACCATCAGGATGCAACTGGCGTCAGCCTCAATCTCCCCCGAATCGCGCAGGTCACTCGACTGCGGCCGCTTCCCGGGGCGCTTGGTCGAGTCACGGTTGAGCTGCGCCAGTTCGATGACCGGCACGCCGAGTTCCTTGGCTAGCCGCAGCAGAGCCTTGTTGGTCCTGCCCACCTCCTCGCTGCGCGTGCGCCCCTTCGCCTCCGGCGGAATCAGGCCCAAGTAGTCGACGACGATGCCGGCCAGACCATGCTCACGCTTGACACGCCGCGCGATGCTGCGGATCTGGCTGGCGGTCACGTTGGGATCGTCGCAGATGAACAGGGGCGCCCCCTTGGCCTTGGCCACCGCCGACGTGATGCGTGGCCAGTCGTCGTCACCCAACTGCTGCGGATCGTCCAGGCGCTTCAGGTCAACTCCGCCCAGCGAGGCGATGGCGCGCACACCCAACTCCTCCTCGGGCATTTCCAGGGAGAACACCAGCCAGGGCTCGCCTGCCTCGCAGGCGTTGTGCTGGGCAATCTGCAGGGCAAGTGTGGTCTTGCCGCTGCCGGGAAGGCCGGCGATAACGGTGATCTTGCGAGGGCGGATGCCGCGTACCAGCTTGTCGAGATCGACCAGGCCAGTACCTGGCCACTGCGGCGCGCGGCCGTTGAACTTGTCGTCGATGACGTCGACAACCTTGAGCATCACCTCGTCGAGCCGCTTGTACTTCGGCGCCTCGTCCTCAAGGTCGCGCAGGTCCGCCATCGCCTGCTGCGCGCCGGCGATGATCTCCGGCAGCGGTCGGTCATCAGTGGCGGAGGCCTTCACCGACTCCGCAGCAGCGATCAAGCGGCGCAGGATGGCGCGCTCCCGGACGTGCCGGGCGTACTCCTTCCAGTTCGCGATCGAGGGAACGGTGCGGGCGATCTCGCCGGCGTAGGGAATGATCTTCGCGCCGCCGGGAAGCGTGTCGCGGATGATGCCGACGGTGAGCGGATCGACCGGCACCCCCTCCTCGTAACAAGCCTTGATCGCCTCGAACAGCGCAGCGTTGTCCTCGAAGTAGAAATCGCTGACGGTCACGCTACCGATGGCGTCCTCGAGCAGTGCCTGGTCATCCTGCAGGCCGGCTTGCAGGATGGCGCCAAGCACCCCATGTTCCGCCTCCAGGCTGTAGAGTTCCCGACTCATGCGCTTACCCCGCGGCGAGCAGAGCCCCAGGTGAAGCGCACGGCGCGGCCCCCCTGGCGCAGTCGATCCAGCGCGCGCTCGCCGATGAAGTCGCGCAGCGTCGGCGCACCAGGCATGGCCAGGCTATCGTCGGCCGGCAGGTTCGAGATCAGGATCATCGGGACCACCTGCTGGTAGCGCTGATCGATCACCTCATGCAGCAGGCCTCGCTCGTACTCCGTACCACCCTGGGCGCCGACCTCATCGATGACCAGCAGGTCAAAGCCCACCAGTTCGGCGAGCACATCGCGCTCGGTGTACTGAGCATTCCTCGCCATCGCCCCCTTGGCGACCCGGATGACCTGCGCGGCGCTGACGATCACGGCCTGGGCGCCATGCGCGCGAATCACGTGCTGCACGATGGCACTGCCCAGGTGCGTTTTGCCGGTGCCGACGTTGCCCACCAGCAGCAGCGAACGGCCAGCCTCGTAGTGCCCCGGAAACTGCTCGGCGAAGTCGCGACAGCGAGCCAAGACGCTGGTCATCTGCACGTCGCCCCCAGTCTCAAAGTTCTGCAACGTGGAATTGCGAAAGCGCGGAGTGATGCCGGATCCGATCAGCAGAGCGTTCAGCCTGCGCTGCTGCTGGACCTGCAAGGCCCGCTGGTACTGTTCACTGTCGACGGGGGCAGTGCGCAGGGCGGCGAAGTGGCAGGCCGGACAGCCGCTGGCGAGAGTTCCGCCGCCGAACTGCTCCACACTGACCTCGGTGTAGCGGCCGTGCTGTGCGCACTCGGCGTCGTTGTCGGGGCCCTGGGTACGCTCCGGGGCGCGGACGAAGTTAGAAATTTGGGCCATGTTCAGGCTCCTCTGGGTACTGATCAGGGGCATGCGTGGGCAGATTGGTGAAGTTCGAGGGCTTGGTCGCCGGCGGGCGCTCCACCTTGTCGGGGAACAGACCCTGCCAACCGTTGGCAACGCTCTTGAGCACCACCGCATCCGGGTTGGGGTGACGGGCCAACTGTTCGGCCTGCTGCCGGCAGGCTGTCGGGGTCAGTGGCTTGCGGATCTCTTTGCGTAGCTGAACCCACTTCGCCCATACCTCAGCGCTGACGTTGTCCGGCTTGGCGGTCATGGGGTCAAAGGCAGGGTCACGCTTCTTGCGCACAGGCTTCGATGGCGACTGACCCTGTCCACCCGCCGCGCTAGCGGCAACCCCCTCAGGGGGTAAGGGGGGATCTTTTAAATATCCCTCTCCCTGTCCCTCTCCCTCTCTTAGCCGTAGCGGTTGCATTTCAGGTGACGGCCCTGAAATGCGTACAGGTGCGTTACTGGAAACGCCTCGGTGAATGTTCAGTTCAGCGTCTTGCAACGCGGCTCGAAGCGTTTCCATCGGCGTGTTATGGGGGTATGTGAACCCGAGTTCACGCAACTGATCGCGCAGCCGCTTGTGCTCTTCGCGGTGCCGGCGAAGACGCTCAGTTTCATTGCCTCGGCGCTCGCGATAGGCAACACGTTCGTCCCACGCCGCAAGGGCTTTTTCGGCGATCACAGGGTGATACAGGCGATCATCGCTACACAGTTGCCACCCACGCAGCGCCATGTCCTTAACCTTCCGCCAACGCGCGCCGGCTCCTGAAAGATGAGCGAGCACCCGATCATCGTTCGGAAGCGAAGCGGCCGGGACCTGCAGCCAGGCTTTGCACCACAGGGAAAGCGCTGCCTTGAACTCGTCGCCGCTGGTGAGCGCGAACAAGTCACTGTCGAGCAACCGGACAACGTCGAGCGGCATGAACGGAAGGCCGCGCAAGTCGACCTCCATCGGCACCAGCGGAGCGGCTGGCACTGCTTCACTCATATATCGAGCTCCTCGGTAACGCGCTTCACAAAGTCGTCGTATCCCTCGGCCATGAGGAATCCTTGATCTTCAAGCGCACCGCGGCATGCCTTGGCGTGGCCGTAAAGAACCCAGCGCTCACGCTCGGGCAGGTCGCGGAATTGACGGTAGGACGGCCAGGGCCCGGCGATCACCGGGCGGCCGTTGGGGCCAGTGATGATCCGACCCGGTTTTGGTTGTGAGGTCATTCGCCGATCTCCTGCGAAGGGGTGCCGCGCATCTGGAAGCGCTCCCGGCCGGCGCCGAAATCCGGGTGCGTGGCTCGGTGTTGGGTCACGAAGGTGCAGCCGCGCGCGAAGCGCTCGAATACCCTGCTGATCTCGGCCTTTGCCCAGACCGCGAAGGGCCGCGCGTTCAGTTCCTCGTGCTTGCTGCGCACCATGGCGAAGGGGCGCGGGCTGTGCGGCATTTCGCGCACCACCGCGTCGATCACCCTGGGCGGTAGGCCGTACTGCTTTCCGATACGCTGACGGATAGCGGTGATGCTCTCCATGCCGTTGGGGATCGAGTCGAGCAGCGGGTGCGATCGGTCCATGTCGCCGACGGTTTCGGTCAGCGCTGCCACCTGCTGCTCGGTCTGCCGCTGTCGCCGCTCCAGATCGACGGTGAGTTGCACGCTGGCCAGCAATTGCTCGGCGGCGGTCAGTGGCCGGGAAGCCTGCTGTTCCAGTTCCTGCCAGCGGTCCACCAACTGGGCGGTGAACTCCGGGCAGAGTTGGGCGACGATGATGATGCTGTCGCGCTTGCCCTGTTCGCCTTCAAAGCGGTAGACCTTCACCGCCTCCTCCCGGCGCTCACGCTGGACTTTGACTTCCACCGTTGGTGGTTGTGAGATAACGCCGGAAGCAGCAAGTCGCTCGATGGTTCGCTTCACGCTGTCATGACGGGATCCGACCAGTTCGGCGATTTCCAAACTGGTCATCGTGGCGGCCTGGCCGCCAATGATGGTCAGGTCAGTCATGCCGGCACCTCCATCTCGTTCAGCAGATCGGACAGGTCTCCGGAGGCTAGGTTGGCAAGCGTAGTGATCGATAGGAGGATCGAGTCCACCTGGCTGTCAGTCAGGCGCGGTCCCGGGTCGCTACCCTCGAAAGCCAAGTCTTCGCGAACAGCAGCGGCCATATCGTGAATAGCACCGACATAGCCCTGGATCAGATCGCCAAGCATCTGCGACCTAGTCCGTACAGTGCGGCTAGTCATTGGCCACCTCCCCACCCTCCAGGGCAGCACGAACCAGGGCAGTGGCTGTCTCGGCCGCATGAAGAAGTAGGACTACGCGACGACTAACACTCGGCTCGTCGAGGATGTCGAGGAGCCCGCCTTGAATCGCGTCAAGCAGGTCGACTGCGCTGTCCAATGCGAGGTCGGCATCAATGTCATCCATCACGCACAGGACATTCGCTTTCTGATCTCCCTTCGAAAGATCAACCGGCGCAGTCGCCCGGAAGCTGATACCCAGGGTGGCCCTCATTGCTGAGCCTCCTTCTGCCGGTTGATGCGACCCAAGAGGACCTGCTCGAGCTCCACAAGCTGGAAGATGCCCCCCCCGATCTCCTCCAGAAACCAGCCGAGTCGCTCTGAGGTTTCCTGGCCTACTTCGCCTTCAGCGCCAACGTTCGCCAGCAGGTTCCCGACGGCGGCGACACCAAGCGCCATGTTCTGAGCGGCGTGCCGAGCCGACCCCAGATCTGACTTTATGGAGAGAATCTGTTTATCGGTCAGGTCTTCGCCCGGGACCCGGGAGCACAGACTGATGAGCAGCGTCGACAGGTTCATTGGCAGACCTCCTTACGCAGGGCGTCCAGCGCGGCATCGACCAGTTCGCCAGCCAGGCGAGAGCAGAGCTTGAGGGCGTCCATATCTACGCGCTCTTCGTCGGAGGTAGTCAGTGCTCCGAGAATGCTGGAAACACTGGAGGTCAGAGCAGTGGCCGCGCTCAGCGCCTCTTCGACCGTAGTGGTCGGATGGATCGCAGCGAACCCGGCGGGCGGAAGCGGAGATACCGGTCCCTTCAGTGCAGACAGCCCGAGCTTGATCGCGCTCATGCTGCACCTCCTTCGTGTTGCGACACGTTTTCAGCATTTCCGGATTGGGTCGCGACACGTTCCAGTTCGAACAATTCTGCGTCGGCCTGTTTCATATCATCCTCAAGGTTCCCACCAACGAACTCGGCCTGACCGAGTCCTATCGTGCAGATATCCTTGAGGTAACTGCTGCACTGCTCATCTCTACGGACCAGTGCAAGGATGGCGCGCAGCCCCTTGACGGTCTCAACAGCGGCTTCGAGGCCATCCAGCAGGTCTGATGCGAGTTGATGAGCAGAGCGCGGGGGTTGCGCGTTTTGGGTTTTCTGTTGCATGATGATTTCGCCCTCTTCAAGGCAAATTGATATTCAGGCAGTCGCTGCGAACGACTACCAACTGAACCCCACCCGACCAGGTGGGGTTTTTTGTGGCCCTGCGAAAAGTCAGCCGGGCCGCAAAGTGGCGCCAGGACACTCCGTGCTATCGTTTTGATTCCACACAGAACGGCCACGGAGGCCTGGCATGACTGATGCTGCTGAAGAAAGAATCCCGACCATCGATTTACAGTCCCTCCTAGACACGCTTAACGCGCTGCCCAAAGACACCCGCGTAGGCTTCAGCGGCCTGACCTTCTACCGCGTCAAGTGGCGAGGCCAGACGATGGTGAATATCGAGTTCAGCGAGCATGTTCATCGGAACTCGAAAGGTGAGGTTGTTGTTGAAGCTCCTGGGCCAGAGAACTGATCTCCCCAATCGCTTCATCAAGTGGCATCGGGCGGTAGGTCGAATCGTGCCTTCCGCCCATCCAGCCAGAAATGACGACGAGGCCATCCTCGCGAAGCTCAAGAACGATCGAAGGCCGGATGGCACGGCGGAGCTCGGTAGCCTGCTGCAACATGATCTGAGCATTCCGCTCCAGGTCATCCGCCAGCAGCAAATTCATTCCAAGGTCAACGCTCAGATCACGCTGAACATCCAGCCCGAGGAAGCGAGCCATCTTCGAAAGGAAAGTCACGGTGCCACCTCGGCACTGGATGCCTGCACAGCAGCATCAGCGCACTGCCGGATGTGGGAACCGGACGGCAGAATGGGTTCAAGGTCGGCGGAGCTTGTGGCCCGATCGAGCCCCCCTATTGCCCGATGAGCGTTCACAGTCGGAGCGCTGCAATAAGTAGCGTCGAGGTATGTCTTGAACATGAATAGCTTCCTCCCTGTCAGGTGCCAGTTGATTGGCCAGATCAGGCAACTCTGCTGCCGACCTGCCTTTCTTGGCCTTTTACCTTGGCCTCCAGTTTTGCGAACACTTCAGGTTTAGCGATTCGAAGGAACATCAGTCGAGCGCGGGGGATGCCGTGCTTTCGCCAGTCGCTTACCGACGGAGGCCTCACCTCGCACAGCTCTGCCACACGGGTTGTCCCGCCGAGGGCATCAATGATCTCGCTGGGTGTCATTGGGGTATCTCTGCTAGTCCGACGCCCGGATATTAGGCACTCCTTCCAATACGGTCAATAGGAATACCTTATAAACCTAGTGATAGGCTCCCCTAATGCAGACACTTCAAGAACGACTTAAACGTGCGATGGCAGGCCCACCGAGGGTTACGCAAGCGGCTCTTGCACGCGCTTGCCATATCACAGCGCCCTCAGTAAATGACTGGATCTCCGGAAAGACAAAAAGCATCGAAGGGGAGAATCTCCTCAATGCTGCAGCGTTTCTGAAAGTTAGCCCGCTGTGGCTTGCAACTGGAAAAGGCCCCATGCGAGAGCATGGAGCTATAAGCAGGGACAGTCCTGAGCAAGCGGGTGGCTCGCTGAACGAGCACGCCAACGTGATCTCGGTGGCTACGCCTCCAAGAAAGAGGAATAAATATCCAGTGATCAGTTGGGTCAGGGCTGGCGACTGGGCAGAAAGTCCGGACAATTTTCAGCCAGGCGATGCAGATGATTGGTTGGAGTCAGAGGAAAAGGCCGGACCCCATGGATATTGGCTGGTAGTTAATGGCGACTCAATGACGCCGCTATTCCCCCAAGGAAGTCGAATACTAGTACAGCCAGAAGGATTCGACCTGATCAGTGGAAAATACTACGTAGCAGTTTGCTACGAGCCGGGGAAAAAGCGCGATACAACTGTGAAGCAATATGTGAGGGATGCAGGGTTCGAATATCTAAAACCTCTTAATCCAATATATCGCACCCTTGAGGTAAGCGACACGGTTCGAATCATTGGCCGCGTGATTGACTACAAGCTTCCCGCTGGCGTCTTGTAGGGAAGACCATTTGGTGGGCTGACAACTTTTAGGAAGGGCGGCCAGATACCTGGCCATCAGTTGTTTTAAAGGGACCCCGGGGAGGGAGTCATGGAGTTCGAAGAGAAACTGGCCAGCCTGGCCGCCAAGATTCGCCAGCAGAAATCTGCCATCCAGACTGAAGAGGCAACAAAGACTGCATTTGTCATGCCCTTCATACAGTCAGTCTTGGGATACGATGTTTTCAACCCTTTGGAGGTTGTTCCGGAGTTCACTTCGGATATAGGAACTAAGAAGGGAGAGAAGGTCGACTATGCAATTCTCAAGGAGGGAGAGATCCAGATACTCATAGAGAGCAAGAAGGTCGGCGAACCCTTAAATATTAATCATGCCAGCCAACTATTTCGTTACTTCCACGTTACAAATGCTAGAATATCCATTCTGACAAATGGCCAGGTCTACAAGTTCTTCACTGACCTGGATGCACCTAACAAGATGGATGAGAAGCCATTCCTTGAGCTAGACCTTCTGGATATAGACGACCATGCTATTCCGGAGCTCCAGAAACTTACGAAATCAGCATTTGACGTTGAGTCAATCATCAACGCTGCTGGCGAACTAAAGTACGTTGGGCAAATCAAGCGCGCACTAGCCTCTCAGTTCAGCCAGCCAGATGAGGACTTTGTTCGACTGTTCGCCTCTCGAGTGTACGAAGGGATCATTACTCAGAAGGTGCGCGATCAGTTCACCCAGCTTACTAGAAAGGCAGCCTCGCAATTCTTAAGCGATCAAATAAATGAGCGCCTCAAATCCGCAATTACCGGAAACTCACAACCCGTCCTCGTGGCTCAGCCGCAAGCAGAACAGTCGACACCATCTTCTCACGGTGAAGAAGAGGAAAAGGACCGGGTGGTGACAACGGCCGAAGAGATCGAAGGCTACACTATAGTCAAAGCCATTGTTCGATCCGTGGTTGACGTAAAGCGCATCGCTGCCCGCGACACTCAGAGCTACTTCGGTATCCTATTGGATGACAACAACCGTAAGCCCATCGCTCGTCTTCACTTCAACAGATCACAAAAGTACATCGGAACTTTCGATTCCGAAAAAAACGAAACCCGTCACCCTATTGAGTCCTTGGATGACATTTTCGCTCACGCTGAAGCGCTAAAGGCGACCGCCATCTCCTATGACACCCAGTCATAAGAATCATCCGAGTCGCCTGGTCTACGCCTTCTAGAAGATCTCGTGGCACCCTCCAGCCGCTGACCCACCAGTTCTTAAGCCCGCCTAGTGCGGGCTTTCTTATGGCTGCTCGCAATTATTAGGCAATCCTATTGACAGCAAAAAAGGCAAACCTAATAATCGCCTAGGAAACGCACAGCAACAGACCGCAAGCCATCGATCCGGTCAACATGGAGAGACTGCATGACCACCGCCAGCATCACCGCACACGGTTTCACCGGCTTCCTCGGCAAGGGCCTGTCCCTGCGTGAGCTTCAGTGCGTCTTGGGCATCGCTGCGGGTCGCACCAGCAAGGAGCTAGCCCGCGACCTGGGCATGCAGCCGGGCACGGTGGGTAAGCGCGTTCTGGCAGCGACCACCAAACTCGGCGTCACCCGCCGTGCCGCCCTGGTGGCTGAAGCCATGCGCCGCGGGCTTATCTCGCCCGCCGTGATCGCCCTCGCCTTCCTCGTCGCCGGTCAGCCACTGCTCAACGACGACCACATGATGCGCAGCCGTCGGGGTGGGGAGCGTCGGATTGAGTTTCGAGTGGCTGCGCGCCGGGCTGAAACCTGGCTGACCGCATAAGGAGATCGTCATGGACAAGCTCGAAATCGAATACGCCCTAGCCAAGCAGGTTCCCGACATGGCTCGCGGCTTCACCATCGCGACCAGCTATGGCGAGCTTCACGTCAGCGCCGTTGACGCCCCTGTCGTGATGAAGGTGGTCCGCGATCTACTCGAGAGTGAGCTCGAGCGGGCCAAGGCGCACGAGCGGCAGGAGGCCAACCCGGAGCAACCAAGCACCACGCCATACCCGCGCCAGCCCGGCGTATCGATCTTCGACGTGATCACGCGTACGGCCCCTGGCATGCGCGACCGAGAGTAAGGAGAACGAAATGAACCTGATTCCATACGACTTCAACAGCAAGCGCCTCCAGGTGCTCGTCGACGAGAACGGCGAGCCTTGGTTCATCGCGATGGAGGTAGCCGAGATCCTGGGCTATTCCGACGCTTATGAGATGACCAAGCGTCTGGATGAGGACGAAAAGTCAAACCGGCAAATCGCCGGTTTGGGTACTGCCTCGGGTGGTCGTGGTGTAACCACCATTAACGAGTCCGGGCTGTACTCGTCCATCATCGGCAGCAACAAGCCCGAGGCCAAGCCGTTCAAGCGCTGGGTGACCCACGATGTGCTACCCAGCATCCGCCGCACCGGCAGCTACTCCATCGGCCATCAGCAAGCGCCAGCCCTCACCAGCGATGCATGCCAGATCATCGAGTCGATGAGCCGCACGCTGAACCTGGCACCCTCGGCAACGCTCGGCATGTACCAGCGGCTCGGCGCGAAGGTCGGTCATGCCGATCTGCTCCCGGCCTACACGGTGGATAGCCCTGACCAGGACGGCACCAGCCACGTAACCGCAGCCCTCTCCGACCTGCTGCGCTCACATGAAGTCCAGGCATCCGCGCGCCAGGTCTACAAGCTCATGGAGGCGGCTGGGCTGGTTGAGCGCCTAAGCCGCCCAAGCAGCAAGGGCAGCGGCACGAGGGAGTTCTGGGCGCTGACTGAGAAAGGGCTGGCCTTCGGCAAGAACCTCTCCAACCCGAACAACCAGCGCGAGGTCGCCGTGCACCTGTACGTCGACAGGTTCGAAGCGCTGTTGCAATGCCTGCACGGCGAGACCTTGCAGTAACAGCCTCCCCATAACCCACCCGATTTTGGCAAAGCCACAAATGCCGGCGGGCCCTTGCTCGCCCTGGAGAAACTATGAAACGAGCAACCGTTGTAACCGAACTGCCGGCCAGCACCAGCCGGGATATGGACAAGTTCGTTGTCCGACTGCCGGACGGCCTGAGGGCCGAGGTCGAAGCCGAGGCCAAGCGAGACGAGCGCAGCATGAACTCCCTGATCGTCGTTGCCCTGCGCGAGTACCTGCATGGCCAGCGCCGAAAGCATGCGCTACTCGACGCCTTGACCGCTGCCGCCGGAGGTCGCTGATCATGAAGCAAGCACTCATCGGCACCGCGATCAGCCTGCTGCTCAGCGCGTGTCTGTACTTCGGACATGGCTCCATCCACCAGTTCGCCTTCTATGTGTCAGCGGCCCTAAATGTCCTCTGTTGGCTGCTGATCTTCGCCGGCGGCATCAAGGGGCAAGGAGCCGCGAACATGCTCGCCCGCCCTTGGCTCTCCATCCCTACTGGCGCTCTGCACGTGGCGGCCCTGGCCCACACAGATCACCCCGCACTCGCGGCCTCAAGCCTGCTGGTGCAAATGGCTTGCTACGCCCTCGCCTACCAGGCGGTGCGCAGAGCCGAGCAAGGGGGTGATCTATGACCCATGCCCTGTTTAAACAGATCGATCTGACCGCCAAGCTCGGCCAGGACGGCAGCTCGCTCCAAGCCCTGAACGCGCTGCGCGTCATCCGGGAAACGGTAGCGAAGCACCTGGTCGGTGCCGAGGCTGCAGAAGAGCATCCGCTCGAGCGCGCCATCCTGGCGCTCCGCACCATCGCCGAGTATCCCTGTCCCGAGCAAGACGACCTGCCGGCGGCGAACATGCGACAGATCGCACTGGCCGCGCTGGACGGCGCTGGAGCGAGTTCCGAACCGGGCAATCCTGGCGGCGAACCTGTTTCCGGACCGGGTAATGCCGGCGAGCAAACCCACCCCGCGCCGGGATTGGCCCGCGAGCACGCCGAACTACGCCGAATTGCTGTCGCGCTCAAGAACCCGCTGCTCAGCGGAGAGGAGGCTTCGAATCTGATGGTGCGTTACGAGGCCTTGACCATGCCTGACCACATCATCGCGCTGATCGACGGACAGGCTCAGGCTATCGTTCCGAAGGGCTGGAAGCTGGTACCGCTTGAGCCGACCCCGGAAATGCTGGACGCGCGCCGCGACAGCGAGGATGGAATGGACGGCTATCTCGTTGAGGATACCGAGTACTACTTCCCGGATCGGGGTGCGGTTCGCGACTTCCTGGCCTGTGTCTATCGCGGACTCCTTGCCGCAGCCCCAGCGCCTGGAGGTGAGCGATGACCATGCGCAAGGCTCTGACCGCCATCGCACTCGTCGCGATGCTAGGCCTGGCTGCGGTTGCCGCCGGCGCAGCGCTCCAGCCGTTCAAGACCCTGTTCATCTGGGAGGTATGCCAGTGATGAGAGGCTCCGACATTCCGCCACCACCAGGGTATCGCCCTACCCCGCTCGCTACCCTTGGCCAACAGTTGGTACGCCTGGGCCAGGCGATGCAGAACCCCAACACCAAGCTCGGCGAGTTGACCGAACTGGTCAAGGCCTGCGGCGTCGACCTGCGGATCTGCGACACGAACAAGGAGAGTCGGGAATGAAGGGCGCAACGTTGCACAGGCTGATCGATATCTACGTCGACAGTCGCCGTAACCTGCGCGTCCGTTTAGCAGCCCTCCGGATGTTCGTCCGCGCGGTGTGCGCCGATCGCGACACCAGCTTCGCCGAGTATCGCCAGATGCGTCGGCGGCTCCTCAAGGGCATGCCGTTCACCGAGCAGGCGCTTGAGCGCGAGCGAGCGGCATATCTGGATCGCACCAGAGCTGCGAGGCAAGCCATGGAGGAGAGCGGTGCCTGGCTTATCGGAAACTCAGCAATGATCGAGCAGGCTCTGTCGTTCGACGACCTGTGCGATCTCTTGGGGGTGAATCATGCCCACCGTGCCGAGGCTGCCGAGGTCTGCGCGGGCGGCGCCGGACTCGTTGGCGGCCTGCTCTGGATTGGCGGTGAGTTCGAGGACAGCGCAGACCACAAGAGCGGCCGCTCCAACCGATGGAACACGGGGCCCCTTACCGCAGCGGTCCAGAACCTGTTCCAGAAGTTCTTGCTTGAAAATCCGTCGGCCATCCCTGACCCGTTCGCCCCGGGTGGCCCTTTCTACGGCGCCCCGCGTCAGGAAATGGCGCCGAACGGAACTGTGCAGATTCGGCGGCCGGCACTCACCGTCCACAGCCAGGACGGATCGACCCGTACGGTTGAGCGAAAGCCGGAGGCGTATTCGGTAGTGGCGAAAGATGGTGGGGGTCTCCATGGCTAGAACTCTGCTTCGCGTAATGAGGGGAGAGTTTGCGTTCTACCTGACCGAAGGGTCGAAGGGCGGCAAGAAAGGAGGGGCGCGCTGGGCCTTATACCGGACCAGTGGATTCGGGAAGGTCAAAGACGGCTTTGTCTTCGTCAACAGCGGTGACCGCGCCAGACTGCTGGCAATGACGAACGACGGTGAGCAAATGGATGCCTGCCTGGCACTGTTCGACAGTAAGAAACGCCGGGCCTACGTTCGGCGCTGCGAGATTCGCGGCCCATCCGGCCGCTGGGAGGGGCTTGCATTCAAGCCTAGGCCTCAGGAATGCGCTACCTGACTGTTAAAAAATTCGCCAGCGAGTCTGGCTACACCGAAGACGCCGTGCGCTCGAAGATCCGCGACGGAATCTGGCGCCTCGGCGAGATATGGAAAAAAGCACCGGATGGCCGGACGCTTATTGATGTAGAGGGGTATGAAGCATGGGTAGAGATGGGCGGGGAGTCAGGGCGGTCTCTGATTCGAGTATCGAAATCACGTTCATGTATCGCGGCGTCAGGTGCCGGGAGCGCATCTCGCTCAAGCCCACCGCCACTAACCTGAAGCGAGCAGAGCAGCACAAGGCGGCTATCGAACATGCGATCGCCGCCGGTACCTTCGACTACTCGGTGACATTTCCTGGATCTCCGCGCGCCGCCAAGTTTGCGCCTGAGGCGTCACGCGAGACGGTTGCGGGATTCCTTGGCCGATGGCTTGAGTCGAAGCGCAAGCATGTCTCCAGTAGTACCTTCGAGGGCTACAGGAAGATTGTAGAGCTTCGTCTGGTGCCGGCCCTAGGGCCCGTCATGGTGGTCGACCTGAAGCGGAAGGCCGTCAAGGATTGGCTGGACACCCTGAAGGTGAGCAACAAGACGCTCAGCAATATCCAGAGCTGCCTACGCTCGGCCCTCAGCGATGCGATGGAAGAGGAGTTGATCGACAGCAACCCCCTCGCCGGCTGGACGTACGCAAGGAAGGGAGAGGTCAAGGTCGACGACGTGGACCCATTCTCGCCGGAAGAGCAGCGGGCGATCCTGAGCGCCCTCGATGGTCAAGGGCGGAACCTGGTGCAGTTCGCATTCTGGACAGGGATGCGGACCAGCGAACTCGTCGGCCTCGAGTGGGGCGATATTGACTGGCTCCGCGGCGAGGCGCATGTCACTCGCGCCATGACCCAAGCAGCCAAGGGAAAAGCGGAGGTGACGAAGACCACTTCCGGCCGGCGCAGCATCAAGCTGCTCGGACCTGCGATGGAAGCCCTGAAAGCGCAGAAGGCATTCACCTACCTGGCCAACCAGGAAGTCTTCCAGAACCCAAGGACGGACGAGCGATGGGCCGGGGACGGACCGATCCGGAAAACACTCTGGGTTTATGCGCTGAAGAAGGCCGGTGTGCGCTACCGCCGGCCATACCAGACGCGCCACACCTACGCTTCGATGATGCTGTCTGCTGGTGAGCATCCAATGTGGGTGGCGCAGCAGATGGGGCACAGTGACTGGACCATGATCGCCAGAGTTTATGGACGATGGATGCCCGGCGCTGATGAACTGGCAGGAGCCAAGGCCGAAGCGGTTTTCGCTACGCATCAGGTCAAGCGCAACGCAGATTCTGCTTAATGGCTAAAGGCAATGGGTAATCCATCGGTTATAGTCCGCCGCTGGAAACTAGGATGGGAAGCCCATGAGCCATCGCGTTACGGAGCTGCACTGCATTATGCCGCTGGACAACGTCCCGTCGGTACTGATGAACGGCATCCTGTGCCATGAGCTCGCCGACCAGATTCAGCATAGGTCGGTGGCCATGCAGGAAATTCAAGACCGTCGCCACAACAAGTCGGTCCCCGGCGGCATGCGGCTCCACCAGTATGCGAATCTTTACTTCTGCGCCCGCAACCCGATGATGTACAAGCGACAGGATGAACACTACAACCTCTGTGTGATCAGAGTCAGCATCGACGTGATGTCGGAGCGAGGCGTGGTGTTGAGCGATCAAAACGCAGCCAGTGACTATGTCCGGTTCCATTCCTACCCGGACGGTCTTCGCCATATCGTATTTGACGATGTGTACGCGGACTGGTGGAACGATGACGACCTCGCTACCAGCTACCGGAAGAAGGCTAGAAAATGCGCCGAAACCTTGGTTCCAAAGCGGGTTGAGCCACGCTACCTGACCGGATTCTACGTCTGCAATAACCAGGTGAAGCGAACCCTTGAGGGTTTGCTAAGCTTGCAGCAGTGTCAGCTACCGGTGATCGCTAACCCGCACCTTTTTTTCAGGTGAGTACTGTGATCAAAGTATTGATTGGAGACATGTTCAAGAGCGAGGCAACTACGCTTGTGAACACTGTCAACTGTGTAGGAGTGATGGGCAAAGGCATAGCGCTTGAGTTTAAAAAGCGCTGGCCCGGCCTAATGAGCGACTACGAGAAGAAGTGCAAGAGCAAAGAGGTCAAACTGGGTGAACCATACCTCTACACGGATCTTGCTGGCACTTCTATAGTTAATTTTCCTACAAAGGGACATTGGCGCGCCGCATCCAGGCTCGCAGACATTGAGTCAGGCCTACTATACTTCGTAAAGAAGTATAAAGAATGGAATATTGAGTCTATCGCATTCCCACCACTGGGATGTGGTAATGGAGGTTTAGAATGGGACGTCGTGGGGCCTCTTATGTATAAATTACTTTCAAAGGTAACCATCCCTGTTGAGATTTATGCACCGTTTGGGACTCCGGCAAGCAAGCTATCGGTGGAGTTTCTAAGCCCTTCACAGCAAAGGCTTTTCGATGAACTCGGCCACAAAGGTACTCGCGGCCCAAAGCTGAATCCCAACTGGCTTGTTATGTTGGAAGTCATGGACCAGCTAGAACAGCAGCCATATGCACCGAAAGTAGGCCGCACGATATTTCAAAAGATTTGCCATGCGGTGACCGCTCTCGGCGTTGAGACAGAACTTGATTTTAAAAAAGCGAGCTACGGCCCCTTCTCGGAACAAGTCCAAAAGCTACTTGGTACTCTGGCGAACGCGAATCTGATTCAAGAAGTTCAGCTAGGTCGAATGAACCACCTGAAAACCGGACCTGAATACAAGAAGATTCGCGAGAAGAACCGTGACGTACTCTCACTCCATCGTAGCAGAATCGACAAGACGGTCGACCTCTTCAGTCGCATCAAAGATACTGAGCAGGCCGAAGAAGTTGCCACCGTGTTCTTCGCAGTGAGTAAGCTCAAAGAAGAACAGCAGGTTCAGATCGTGCCGGAACGTGAGGTTTTCGACTTCGTCCTCTCTTGGAAGAAGGCTTGGAACACCGACGAAAAGCGTGAGTCGATCGCTTCTGCCATCAGGAACCTGGCGATGCTTGGATGGATTCGAGTCAGCCTCAGCGAGTGCATGCCACTGAGTGAGTTCGCCTGAATGACAGGCTTATGCCAGCTTCAGAGCTGAAAGCCGCGTTGCTGCAGGGGTAGACGGGGGTTCAAATCCCCCCGGCTCCACCAAATACAAACGATAAGCCCCTGATTTTCCTAGTGAACTTCAGGGGCTTTTTCTTTGCCCAGCCCCTTGTCTGCTCTTCCAGCGCGGGGCCTTCCTGTTGCCCGCTCGCCTTGCTGCTCCCTCCCCTACCGTGATCGGCACCCGGCGACCTTCGCCAGCCCGCCTTTTGGGCTGCGGACGCGCGGAATGGTATTTCCCGAATCTGTTAATGAGACCGTTCGATTCTGCCGCCAACAAGGCTCTGGAACGCTGGCAGGAAAACATTCATGGATTCAGGTTCGAAACTCTCCGTTCAAGAAAACGAGCCTCCGAGAAACCGACGCATACTTTCGTCCAGCACAGAAAAAGAATTTGAGCTAGACACTCACTACAGGGTAAGCCGGCGCCTTATATCCCTGGAAAGCGAAACCTAAAACAGAGATTCCAAAACACGATAAACCGGCCTCCACAGACGCTCGAAGGACAAGAAAAATGAAAAAGGAACCGAAAGGAGCAAAAAACAGGATAGTCATCGCCAAAGATGAGAAGAACGTTCTAACCTGCACCAGCGAAGGGTTCGAATATACGCCAGACATCGTCAAGAACGTCTACGGGAAGAGCAGCCGACCCGCACTGGAAGACTGGTTCCTGACGGAACTTGATTTCTTTCGCAGGTATTACCCGGGATACGAGATTTTCACCCTCGGCTCCAGTTGTGTCTTCGGCGAAAAGTTCGTGAACTACCTGACCATCTGCGAATTCGACATAGACAGTACCTACGCCTTCGACTGTCTCAAGAAGGCCCTGAGGGAGTCAGACCAGGCCATTCGGCGGAAACTCTCCGCCATGTGGAAATGGGACATAGCCGCCAGGAAGGACTGGAGCATCGTCTTCATGGTCGGGCACATGGACTTCGCCTACTTCCTCCAGCACAGGAAGGAGTTCCAAGGGGATGCCCATAAGCGCTTCATGAGTACATTCACCACGGAGGAGACGAAAATCACCTCTCGCGACTACAAGGTCATGCATGACGGCGCGATTCTGCCCTTCGATGAAACGGCCCTGTCGCCGGAAGACAGGTTCATTTTCGAGAACTATCAAAAGATAAAGTTCGAAACCACGCCACTATGA